ACATTTCTGGATGGATGAGCCCGGGCAGATGCCGGATCCGATGGCGTTCAACGTGATCATGGGGCGCATGCGCGACGCGAAGGCGCCGGAGCCATGCGGACTTATCACCACGACTCCGAACGGTCTGAACTGGCTCTATGATGAGCTCGTGACGAAATCGCGCGAGAACCGCGTGAAGCTCTACCATGGCACGAGCGAGCAGAATATATCGCTCTCCGAGGGCTATGTGGACCGGCTGCGCGCGCTCTATGATGAGCGGTTCTATGCCCAGGAAGTGCTCGGAAAGTTCATCGACATCTTCGCGGGGCAGGCGTACTGGAATTTCGACCGAAGCACGAGCGTGAGCGATGAGTTCGAGTATGACCCCACGCTCCCGATCGTTCTGTGCGTCGATTTCAACGTCGATCCGATGTGCTGGAACGTCATCCAGCAGCGGCGCTATCGCGATGGCCGTATGGTCGATACGTGCGTTGATGAGATTCACGTGCGCACGGCCGGCACGGAGATCGCGTGCAAGGAATTCTTGAATCGTTACGGCACGCATAAAACCGGCGTGCATGTCCACGGCGATGCGACCGGGCACTCGCGCGCGACCGCGGCCACGCGCACGGACTATCAGATCATCAACGAGATGCTCTCGAAGACAATCCCTGCCGTTGAAATCTGCACAGGCCGATACAACCCCTCTGTGACGGACTCGATCGCAGCGGTGAATGCGCGGCTCAAGAATGCGGCAGGAATCCGCAGCTTCTATGTGCATCCGAAGTGCCGGGAGACAATCCGGGATTTCGAGCGGGTCTCTTTTGTGCCTGGTACGCGCGAGCTCGATAAAAGCCAGAAGGATCTCACGCACCATAGCGATGCCGTGCGGTATTACCTCTACGCGCAATATCCGGTCCGCAAACCGACGGTGACGATACAGGGGAATCGATGAGATACATCGAACCCGAAGAGGGAGAGTGGATATATCCAAGAAAGCGCGGATACAGATTGAAGTGCTGCAAATGCGGCCTCGTTCATGTCATTAACTTCAAGCTCGTGAAGCGGGGCAACGGCAAAGCGATTCTGTTTCAGGCGTTCAGGGATAGAAAAAAGAGGACTCGATAATGGCGCGCTCTGGATTCTTTGAAGAGGTTTTCAGGGGTATGACGGTAGGTGAGGCCCTTGTGCGCGAGCTGTGGGTTGCCGCTCTCGAAGAGTCAGATAGAGCGGCTCGTGAAAAGGCGCAGCGCTTGCTCGATTACTACAACCGCGACCGGGATGCGATCGTGAAGCATCTTACGGAAGCGGCGCGCAAGACCTTCGGAGATCAGGTCAGCGATTGGCAATGGCCGACGAGAAACGGCGTGCCGCGGGTTATGAAGCGTCTGAGTCTCGCCTATATCTCCCCGCCCGAGCGGCTGCTCATGCGCAAGGGGAAGCCTTTAGAACCGACATCAAAAGAGCATGAGCTCGTTTTCGGCCCGGCTGGCCTCTATTCGGGGATCGATATCGATCGCAAGATGAAAGAGGCTGATCGATACAGCACGCTTCTCAACACCGTGCATCTCGAGGTCGTGCCGCGCAAGGGGCGGATCGATTGGGATATCCGGCTCCGCCCGGGCGTGATCATCATCGAGGATCCGGATGATTACCTCCAGTTCGTGAAGTTCGCTTATGAGTTCAACCTGCTTGACCCCAAGACTCTGAAATCGCGCGTCGGCTGGGTCTATTGGACGGAGGATGAGCACAAGTATCTCATGAAGAACGGCGAAACGGTCGGCATGTCTCTCGAGGATGGGAGCAATCCCTACGGAGGGCGGATCCCGATCGTGACCGTGCGGAAGCTCATCCAAGATAACTATTGGGGTGCCTTCGGCTCCGATCTGGTCGACGCCTTCGAGCAGGCGACCCTTCAGCTCGCGAATCTCTGGGAGAATGCTTTTCTTCAGACGCATGGGCAGCCGGTCGGCACGAATCTCGGGCTGAAACCCGGCCAGACGCTCGTCACTGGCTGCAAGAATCCGATTCTCTGCGAGAACGTCGGGAAAGACGATGTGCCTCCGGGCCTCGAATTCGTATCTCCCGAGCCGAAGATTGTGGAAGTGCGCGATCTCGTTGATTGGTACATCAAGAGTCTCGGGCAAGATTACGGGCTTCCGCCGTCCTCATGGTCTCTCGATGAAGTGGCCGAGAGTGGCTTTGCGAAGTTCATGAACAATATCGAGCTCTTCGAGGATCGCGACGACAGCCAGACGATGTGGATCAAGGTTGAGCAGGACCTCTTCGATAAGTCGCGAATGGTCTGGAACCGCTGGGCCTCGGAGAATCAAGTAACGCCGATCCCCGAGGATCTCGATCTCCAGGTGACCTTCCAGCCGGTGCGGTTGCCGGAGAGTCCGACTGATAAGGCGACGCGCTATACGATGGGCATCAAGGCGGGGATCACCTCTCCTGTGCGGTATTTCATGGAGGAGGAGAACCTCTCGCGCGAAGAGGCGATCGCGAAGGCGAAAGAAATCGACGAGGAGAACAAGATGTTCGGCGGTGCTTCTCCAGCCGCGGATTTTCTGTCCAGCTTCATAGGCGGCGGGGAGAGCTCCGCTGCAACGGTTGAAGGCGAAGAGGAATAAATGGCTGTCAGATTCACACGCATTTCTTCTGGGGGCAAAACGGCTGAAGTCCCTGAAATGTGGCTTGGTCAAATGGCGCAGAATTTCGTGAAGAGCGGAGAGGCTAAGAACATAAGAGAGGGCTATCACATGGCTGTTCAATACTGGTTTGAACAGGACCGTATGATGGAAGCCGCCAAGAAGGGTGCAGACGCGCTCATTCGTACCTCCGACAATGCAACGGGTCGCTTCATTGCCTCGATTCAGAAATCTCAAACCCGGCTTCTCGCAAAGATGGATGCACTCATCGCCGAAGCTCCCGATCTCTCTTCCGTCTCCGTCAAGGCTCGGCTCAAGTGGTATATGGACAACGCCGTGAGCTCCGCGAAGATGCTCAAGGCAACGGGGTATACCAAGGCGGCCAATGAGTACCTCGCCCAGCTCAAAGAGATAGCCGAAAAGGCGTCTCTTGCGAGCAGGGCGGCCGCCCCGGTGTTCACCGATGTGCCGAAAGAATTCATTCAGTTCATGCAGCAGCGGAGTTACGAGCATCTCGAATTTCTCGGCATCGAAGCGATCAGGAAGATCGACACAACGCTCCTCGAGATGTCAATCGGGGGCTACACGCGAGGAGCGATGCTCGAGGAGCTCAAGGGCATTATCACGGGTGAGTATCCGTGGGGGGATAAGACCGGGCTCTACGAGTGGCATGCGGGAACCTATGTGCGCACTGCAAGCCAACGCTCGGCGCAGCTCTTCATGAACTATCAGGCTGAGCGCTACGGACTCAACAAGTTTATGTACTCGGGGCCGCTGGACAGCAAGACGCGCGAGTTCTGCCGGAGGCTCCTGCAATCGGGAGAGTTCTATACGAAGGATGAAATCAAGACGATGGACAACGGGCAGACGCAGGACGTGTTCACGACATGCGGAGGATACAACTGCCGCCACAAGTGGGTGGCGGTGAGCGATGAGATCGCGCGAGCGATTTCAAGGGCAGCATAGCCGAAAGGAGTCGGCGATATGTCAGATTTCACAGAGGTGCTCAGTTTCCTGAAAAAGCAAGGTGTGGAAGTGAGCGCCGAGGCCGAAGCAACGGCCAAGAAAAAGTTCGACGGGCAGGTGCTCGTACCTTCCGACAGAGTTCTGGCCGAAGGCATGATTGCTATCTCGAAAGACTTCAACGATAGCAAAACGGAAGACCTCAAGACGTTCAAGGAGCGGGCGCGCAAAGCAGAGGCAGAGCGCGACGAGCTCAGGCAGGTTCTCGATTCGGGGGAGAATACCTCGAAGAAGAAGGTCGAGAAGCTGCTCGCGGAGAACGAGAGGCTGAAAAGCCTTGCAGACGCTCACCTGAGCGAGAAGAAACAACTCTGGAAAGATATGGCCGAAAAGATCCCCGAACCCATGAAGAAATTCTTCAAGTTCCCCGAGAAGGATAAGGAACTCACGGACGAGGAGACGTTGGCAAACGTTTCGAAGCTCAAAGAGTACACAGATATCGGGGCAATCAAGATCGATGGCGCTTCTCCACCACCTGGTACGCCGCATAGTCCCCCTGGGGGCGGACCGCAGCGGACGGATACGAAGGCATGGGAGAGTTTGCCGCCGGCAGAGAAGATCAAATATGGGTATAGGGAGGAGGCCAAGAAAGCCGGGTAAACAATGGCACTGACACTCCTTGATTTTCAGAAACTCATCACGGAACCGCGTAGAGCAGGAATCGTCGAAACGCTCTACACCGAGGAACCGATCTATCAACTCATGCCCTTCGAGTCGATCAGTGGCCTGTCGTATACCTACGACAAGGAGGCCGCGCTTCCGAGCGTAGCCTTCCGCGGCATCAATGAGGCATACACGGCTTCGGCTGGCGTCATCCAGCCGGATGTCGAGCATTTGAAGCCTTTCGGCGGCGAAAGCGACTGTGATACCGCACTGGTCTCGGCATACGGCCAGGCGCAGCGGGCGAAGTATGATGGCATGTTCGCGAAGGCGATGGCAGTGAAGTTCGTGCAGTTCGTGCTGTACGGCAATTCCCCGGCGTCGCGCGCGGGCGTGGCATATGACGATGCGAAGGGCTTCGACGGACTCATGACGCGCATCACGGCCGCACAGACGGTCGACGCGCTCGGCACTGGCGGGAGCGACGGATCAAGCGTGTTCGCGATCCGCTTCGGTGATGGCTACTTCACCGGGCTCGCGACCCCCGATATGGTTGCCTATGAGGACTTTGGGAAGATTGCCGAGAAGCCGGTCTGGCGGGCGCGCATCGAGATGGTCGCCGGAATTGCGATCGAGAACGGTCGTAGCGTTGCGATGATCAAGGATCTCCGTGCAGCGACGCAAGTGCTCACATACACGATGATGGACAATCTCTACGATCTGATCGATGGAACGCCGAGCGTGTTCATCATGTCGAAGCGCTCGCGGCGCCAACTCAAGGCAAGCTGTCTTGGTGTCACCGCTGCGCTCGATGTGACACTCGACCGTCTCGGCAACCCGATCGAGACCTATGCGGGCGTGCCGATTGTCTGTTCGGATATCGTGATCGATACCGAGACGAACTCGTAAGCGCGGAATGCGCGAAAGGAAGGAAGCGATTACATGGGAACGAAACACATGGTTTTCGACGACAGCCTAAAGCTCTGGGAGGCCGAACCTGCGTCAACCTTCACGGTCGCCGCGCACTACTCGGCCTCGATCGATCTCGGGCTCTTGCGGGACAAGGCGGCAAATCCTGTGATCTGGCTCGATTGGCCTGGTCTCGATAGCGCGGGGGCTGCGACGTTCACCCTCAGCATCCTGAGCGGAGCGGCCACGGCTCCGACCACCGTCATCTGGACGAGTCGGGTCTACACGCTCGCAGAAGCCCAGGCGTTCTTCGACACGGCGGAAGGCTACATTCTCCCGTTGCCGATGTGCGACATGCTCCAGTTCTTCCGCCTCAATATGGCCGTCGGCACGGCGGTCGTATCGGCGGGCGTGCTCTCGGGCGCCGTCTCGTACTAGGCATAGAGGAATCAACCCCCGGGGGCTCGCATGGGTCCCCGGGGCTCGAAAGAAAGGAGTGAAAATGACGGAAGAGAAAAAGGCACTTGCCTATACGGGCTATGTGATCGATCGCGGAATCCCATTCGATGGGGTCCAGAAGGCCGTCGATTTCTTCGATGGTATCGGCATCCTCGATTATGAGGCGCTTGCCACGGTAGCCCCTGACTGGTTCGACCGCGACGAGAATGGCGAGCTCGTGGGCATTCATCAGAATGCCGTAAGCATGCAGACATTCATCGCCTATTGGGAGGGTCTGGGTGCGAAGGTGACGTCGATCTCGGAAATGGAAGCTCAAGAGATTCGCACAGCGCTTCGGGCCGGGAAACCGATCGATCCGAAATACCTGAAGCCTGCCGTCGATGCCCGCAAGGTCGCAGGCGGCACGGCGAAAAAGGAATCAGTCCATGAAGTGCCGGATGCCC